TTGTGTAGCCGCCGTAGAGAGCATCGATCGTCAGCGAGCTGCTGATGGTGGAACTACATTTTTTGAGGCCGCGTAATGAGTAAAGAAATGAAGAAGTATGATCTGACTGGTACTGAGGAATGGCGTGAATACGACTTTGATGGTCGTGTCTACAGGATTGATAATCCGACCGAACTTCAGTTCTATTCAGGCAGTACCACCCACCGGGTGACGGATTCTAATGGCATCGTCCATTGTGTCCCTGCCCCTGGTCAGCAAGGCTGTGTCCTTCGCTGGAAGGGTCCAGTAATTTTTTGAAAATAGATTCTCTAGTATCGGATATCTACAACCTATTACAGGGTAAGACTATATCCGATCCTGCTGTGCTAGAGAAGTTCGGTCCTGAGCTAGGGAAAATTCTAAGTACTAGACTGACGTCTAAGTCCGAAGAACGAGTACCTAGTCTCAGGATGTCGAACATCGGTCGTCCTCTAAGACAACTCTGGTACGAACTCAATGGGTATAAGACTGAAGAACTTGACGGGAAAACCCACCTTAAGTTTCTCTATGGAGATCTTATTGAAGCCGTCATTCTCGCACTGGCAGAAGCCTCAGGTCATAAAGTCGAAAGACTACAAGAAGAAATAGAAGTAGATGGTATCAAAGGTCATATCGACGCCGTCATCGACGGTGTCCTCGTAGATGTCAAATCCTGTTCCCCGTACAGTTATAATAAATTCGAAAACGGAACCCTGTTATCCAATGACCCATTCGGTTATATCGGACAACTATCCGGGTACGCTCACAGTCTTAAGCTGGACGCCGGGTTTATTGCAGTCAATAAAGTACTTGGGGACATCTGTTTCCTCCCGATCCCGAAAGAAGTAATCGATGGATACGATGTCGTATCTAGAATTAAAACAGTTAGGGAAGCTATTGGGTCATCAGATGTACCTGAAAGGTGTTACGAAGATGAACCTGACGGTAAATCCGGGAACAGAAAACTCTCAGTTGGCTGTTCTTACTGTGGTTTTAAACAAGAATGTTGGAGACAGTCCAACGACGGAGGAGGTCTTAAGACTTACCTATACTCTACCGGACCAAGATATTTAACAGTCGTTAAGCGTGAGCCTAACGTATTCAACGTGAAAGAAAGTAATTAATGCCAGACGAAACTAACAACGACAATGTAATCGACCTCAACGCTATCCGCGAAGGTCGTCAGAAGGAACCCCAGAACATCACTACACAGCCAGGACCTAAGGTCAACTCAGGTACATTCGAATTCCATCTAATCTCCCCAGATGGTAACACCGAGACGGTGACTGCTACAGGGTATATGAAGTTCGGTCCACAGTTCCTAGCCGTCGTAGACGGTCCTGAGGACGATAGTATGGTTCTATTCGCTACTGCGACTCATCTAGTCCGGTATATCCGTAAGGTCGGTGTAGACGGTGAGACCCAAGCTAATCTGGATTTGAGTAACTGATGTCTTCAGAGTTCAATCCTACAGGTACTTCTACAGTACCTGAGAAAAGGTATTGGAAATATCAGGCCCTTCAGGCTGCACTGAAGATGTCTTCCGTGGGTGAACCTGAAGTCAGACTCGTAGAACGTGCGAAAGTGATCTTCGACTTCTTGTATGGCTCAGAAGCTAACTAAAAGGGATAAATACCTACGTAGCAAATACGGCATAACAGAAGCTCAGTATAATGAACTTCTCAAACGACAGGGTTTCTGTTGTGCTATTTGTCTCCGACATAAAGATGAGTTCGATAAACATCTTGCAGTCGAACACGATCATGTCACGAGAAAAATACGTGGGCTTGCCTGTACTTATTGCAACAGGTATCGAATAGGGAGACACCGTGATCCATACATACTACGTAGGGTCGCAGATTACATATCCCAAGATACCGGTTGGGTAGTCCCCAAAAAGAAGCGGAAAAGGAAGAAACGGAAATGATTAAATATGGTGTTTTGTCTTTGATGTCTAGAATGCATCCGATGCTCCTTCATCTAGGAGACTGGAGTCTTGATCCTCGATTTATTGCTTTTGGTTATGACGATATCAAAGAGGCTGAGAAAGTCAGGGAAGCTATTTTGAATAAAGATCAGTCTATCAATCCCCAGAACATTCAAGTCATTTCTTATAAATTAGGTGACTAATTACTACAGTAGCATTTAAAAACAAGATCTTAGCGGCTGATACTCAAGCGATAGACGAGGACGGTCAGTCCTTCCGGGTCCATAAGATTGAGACACTTTCGAATGGTACCGTAGTAGGTTGTGCAGGAGACTCCGATAACAGAGATGTCCTGACTATTCTAGGTAAGGCTTCTCTCAATAAGATGCCTACGAAGGTCAAGCTCGCAGCCACTAAGACAGAGTTCCAAGGGTTGTGGGTCTTCCCTTCAGGAGAAGTCTTCCGGGTCGAGGTAGAACACAAGAACCGTGACGGAGTATCTGACTGGACTGCCGAGATCCTTCCTATACTCAACCCCGAAGCAGCCGTAGGATCAGGTTCTGGGTACGCCCTGGGTGCGATGCTTGCAGGGAAGAGTGCGATAGAGGCTGTAAAAATCGCCTGTAAGATTGATAGTAACTCCGGATTACCGGTAGAGAGCGTAAAGATTGACTAAACAACCAAAGGTTTTATTTTTCGATGTTGAGACCTCACCTATCACGGGTTATACCTGGACTACGTGGGATGCCAATGTCCTGAAGATCCTCGAACCAAGTAAAGTTATTTCTATAGCCTGGAAATGGCTAGGAGAAGACGAAGTCTGTTGTAAGACAATAGCTGATTATAAAGGCTATAAAAAGGGTGTAATCAACGACGAGAAACTCATCAAAGAAGCCTGGGATCTTTTGGATCAAGCCGATGTCACCGTCGGACACCATTCTGATGCCTTCGATTTGAAAAAACTCAATGCCCGCTTCGTCTACTACTCTCTTGGTTCACCATCTCCATACAAGAGTATTGATACCAAGAAGGCCGCGAGTAAATATTTCAAGCTAGATAGTAACTCTCTGAATAATATCGGTCAGTACCTAAATCTAGGGAAGAAAGTAGAGAATTCAGGCTTCTCTTTGTGGGATAAGTGTATCAATGGAGATCTCGAAGCTTGGTCATTGATGAAAGAATACAATATCGGTGACGTCATCCTGTTAGAGAAAGTCTATCTCGCTCTTCGTCCCTTCATCCAGAACCATCCTAATCTTTCTCTCCTTGCAGGTAATGAATATAAAGAAGCTTGTCCATCTTGTCAATCAGATGATGTCTCTAAACGTGGATTTTCTATAACACGTACAGGTAAGCGTCAGCGTTATCAATGTAACTCATGTGGTGCTTGGTCACAAGGAAAGTTTGAAAAGGTGTCTTCCAATATTTTATTTAGTGAGTCTGATTAATGAGCATCGATAGAGATCTTTTGGAAGAATATAAGGCCGAGTTGAAAGACCGCTACACTGCCGTAGAGATTTGTGAACTTCTTCAGTTGACAGAGGATGATCTTCTTGAGGCGTTTGAGGACAAAGTGATTGAGTTGAAATTCCGATAATGGGATATGAGATTGGCAACAATATTAATTGCAGGAAGAATGGGAAGATTCACATAGAATGTTCTAACGGACTGGTCCAATTCTGGACTACTCCTGAGATGACCCCTGTACTTTCCCTTGAAAAAGAAGACGCCAGAAAAGTCCAAGAAGCTTTAAATTGGGGACTAGATTGGTATTACAATGAATAAATGGGATCAGAGATTTCTAGATCTGTCGAGGCATATCTCAGGCTGGTCTAAGGATGAGAGTACGAAGGTCGGCTGTGTCATAGTCGGTCATGCCCATGAGATTCTAACGACTGGTTATAATGGCCTGACTAGACATTGTAAAGACGATATCCCTGAAAGGAATGAACGCCCTGAGAAATACTTCTGGTATGAACATGCAGAAAGAAATGCCGTCTACAACGCCGCTAGGATTGGAGTCTCACTTAAAGGTTCTACTGCCTATGTTAGCCTATGTCCTTGTATGGATTGTGCTAGAGGATTGGTCCAATCAGGAGTCACTAGGGTCGTATATCCTAAGGAAGTTCCGGAGCATTTTATGAAATCTAGTAACTGGAATGAACACTTCAAGCGGACTCATGAACTCTTCAACGAAACAGGAATCGAGTATGCCGTATATTAAAAACTACCTTAGGGAAGAAATCGGATCAGGATCAGACCCTGTCGATGCCGGTCAGTTGAATTATCTGATCTCTTCGATCTGTAACGATTACATCGATGAACAAGGGAAATGTTATGACACCTTGAATGAAGTCATTGGTGTCCTTGAGTGTTCTAAACTAGAACTATACCGGAGAGTAATCGCTCCTTATGAAGACGAGAAGGTGAAAGAAAATGGGGATGTCTACACTGTCTAACTATTTATATCTAACAGGATCTGTTTGTTTCTTCATTGGAACATTAATCAATATGGTGAATAAGTGAGTAAATTATATCTAGCTGGGCCTATGTCTAATAAGCCCTATTTTAACTTCCCGGCTTTCCATAAAGCGGCAGAAGAACTCCGAGACCGTGGGTTTGAAGTTTTCTCACCGGCAGAATGTGATGTCGAGAGAGTCGTAGAAGCCGGTGGACAGCCAGACTGGTGGAAAAATTGTCCTAATGGCAGTCATGAGGAAATCAAGACAGCCCGGATTGATACTACATTAAATTACCGAGACTGTATGAGAGTCGATCTGAATTGGATTCTTGATAACGCCGATGGTATCGCACTCCTCCCTGGTTGGGAGAACTCGAAGGGTGCCCTTGCTGAGAAGGCTCTTGCTGATTGTCTAGGACTCGAGGTGATTATCCTTTATGACTACAACTAATATCAAAGAGAGTAATCCTAAAGATGCCGTCGGTACAAAGAAAGTACCTTACAGTACTGTTCCTGCCGGGCCGCTTGCTGAATTGGGCTTGGCTATGCTTGAGGGCGCTCTTAAGTACGGTCGCCATAACTATCGCGCTGTCGGCGTTAGAACTAGCGTATATTATGATGCCTGTCGTCGCCATCTTGATGCCTTCTGGGAAGGACAGGATATTGATCCTGACTCGGGGTTGCCGCACATCATTAAGGCAATTGCCTGTCTTGTGGTGCTTAGGGACAGCCAGATTATTGGTAACGTTGTGGATGACCGTCCGCCACCCTACTCAGATAATTGGCATCAGAGACTTAACGAAGTTGCCGCCCAGCTGATCGAGAAATACCCGAACCCGAAAGAGGCTTATGTCAAACGATAAAATCGATGTCCTCGATCACGGCTTTGTTAGACTCGTTGATTCCATGGGCAGCGATCTTAGCGTGGTCAGGGCTGCTCGCGTCTCTTATGACGCCGATTGGAGAGCGGGCCAGGATGCTGGTTCTGATACCCGCCTTATCAATTATCTTTGGAGGAATCACCATACTTCTCCTTTCGAGTCTGTCCAGTTTACTTTCGAAGTAAAGGCTCCGATCTTTGTCTTCCGTCAGTGGCATCGGCATAGGACATGGAGCTATAACGAGCTATCTGCTAGATATAAAGAACTTCCTGAGGAATTTTACGTACCTGATTTAGATAAGATAGGTTCTCAGTCTCTAACTAATAAACAGATTAGAGATATGGGGGTTAATCTAACTAAGATTAATGAGAATAAGCAAGTCCAAGACCAACAGAAACTTTATAAACATTGTCATGAAGCTTTTGAATTATATAGATATCTTTTAGGAGAAGGTTGGCCTCGTGAACTTGCCCGTAGTGTCCTTCCTGTCAATACGTATTCCCATATGTTCGCTTCAGTCAATCTCCTGAATCTATTCAAGTTCTTATCTCTTAGAGATCATGAACATGCCCAATATGAAATCCAAGTATACGCCAAAGCAATGAAAGAATTAATCCGTCCTGTTGTCCCTGTCTCTGTAGAGGCCTTTGAAAGTAATTGAAGTCCGGTCCTACATTACCGATCTCGGAAGAGATCCATGCCACTAAATACAGAAACCCAGGAGAAACATTTGAAGACTCTGTCAACCGTCTGTCGAGTACTCTATCTGACAACGACGTTCATCGCCGGGCTCTTAGTGATATACTTCTCGATATGCGTTTTATGCCTGCCGGACGGGTGCAGGCTGCCATCGGTGCGCCTAAACGGGTCACACCATGGAACTGTTTCGTCTCAGGGGTAATCTCAGATGACTTTAATGACATCATGGAGAAGGCTAAAGAAGCCGGTCATACTATGCGACTTGGTGGTGGCATCGGTTATGACTTTAGCACTCTACGGCCTAGAGGGAGTCTTATCAAATCCCTTAATAGCTACTCATCCGGTCCCATATCTTTCATGGATATTTTTGATTCTGTATGCGGTACCATTTCTAGTGCTGGCCATAGACGCGGGGCACAGATGGGTGTCCTCAGAGTAGACCATCCTGATATCGAAGAGTTCATACATGCTAAAAGAAATGAAACAAAGCTTACTCGTTTCAACATCTCCGTTGCCGTTACTGATGGCTTTATGGAGGCAGTCAGAAAGGGAACGAATTTTAAACTCAAGTTCCACAATCGGACTGTTCGAGAAGTCGATGCTAGATCCTTATGGGACTCGATCATGCGATCTACGTGGGACTGGGCAGAACCTGGAATTCTTTTCATCGACAGAATAAACAAAGAGAATAATCTCTGGTACTGTGAAACTATAGCTACGACTAATCCTTGTGGGGAACAACCTTTACCACCATACGGAGCCTGTCTGTTAGGAAGTTTTAATCTTGTCAAGTATGTTTCTAAAGATCTTGGCTTTGACTATCCCAAGTTTAAAGATGATATTTCTGTTGTTGTCCGGGCTATGGATAACATCATCGATTGTGGCATTTATCCCCTACCTCAACAAGAGACCGAAGGTAAGTCTAAACGTCGCATGGGCTTGGGTATTACTGGTCTTGCTAATGGTCTGGAATATCTTGGGATGCCTTATGGGTCTGAAGTGTTCCTAGCTGAGACAGGCAAGATCTTAGAGGTACTAAGAGACGTCACTTATGACACATCTGCCGAGCTTGCTAAAGAGAAAGGTTCTTTCCCTCTCTTCGATACTGAGAAATACCTTCAAGGTAAGTTCATCAAGACTCTTCCAGAAGACATCAGAGAAAAGATCAAGACCTATGGAATCAGAAACAGCCACCTCCTTAGTATTGCACCAACCGGAACAATCTCGCTTAGTGCTGATAACATCTCTTCCGGAATTGAACCTGTGTTTAGTCACGGATATCAGCGGACTATCATTAAAGAAGAAGGTGCAATCACTGAAGACATCACTGATTACGCTTATAGAGAATGGGGAATCAAGGGAAGAACAGCCAACGAACTCTCACCAGAGGAACACGTCGCAGTCCTGACACTGGCTCAGAAGTATATCGATAGTAGTTGCTCGAAGACATGTAACATAGGATCGGATGTGACTTGGGAAAGATTCAAGAATGTTTATACCATGGCTTATCAAGGCGGAGCCAAAGGCTGCACCACGTTCCGTAGTTCCGGTAAGAGGATGGGTATTCTGAATGAGAAGAAAGAGAGCGTTTCGAGTGAAACGAGAACCAAGGAGTATGTCGACGACGAAGACGAAGTTCAAGTCTGTAGAATCGACGAAACAACAGGACAACCAACATGCAGTTAATTATAAATATTGCTTGTATTTTAGGGTTATTTCTTTTATTCGCGACTCAGAGTCCGACAAGTGCAAAAGACATCTCGAATCTTTATTCTTCGAGAGACCGCATCTGGAAGGAATTCTTCAAACTCCAACAGACAAATAAACGACGAGACAAAGAACTTCGTCGTCGTATCCATAACTTAGAGCGTAAAATCAATGGGATCTCCAGAGGAAAAAGCGAAGCACTCTAAAAGACTTCGTAAGAAGCGTCAAGAAAAAGTCCGTAGTAATATAGCAAAGGATCTACTAGTGAGTGGTAAGTACAAGCAGCGTATCGTGAAAGACAAACGTGGAAAGAAATACGATCTCCGGAAGATGTCTCATCATGATCTTGTCAAGGCGATTCAAGAAATAGAGGACTATGGTGATGAATAAGTTCGTATTAATTCTACTAGGTTGTCTGTTATCTACTGCAGCTTTTGCAGATTGTTCTAAAACTAATAATTATGCTGCTCAATATAAAGTAGAAGATCTTCTTCATAAAGATCTCTTCGATTTCGATGGTATGACATGGAAGCAACTAGGCAATGAACATTGGTATATCACCAAACGTTTGTACCCTTGGTCTGAAAAGATCCACGATGAATGTCTTCGTAATGAAGTTCAGGGATATCTTACGGCAGAATTAAATTATATGTATGACTATATCTCAGACCAGAAGAAACCCAAGGAAGACCGAACTCAACCAGAAGAAGTATATCAAACCAGAGGTCGAGTAAAGAAAGAATCTTTCCTTTGGCCTAAAACACCATGATGTATCTTCTACTGATCTTTCTTTATCTTAAGAACGGTCAGGTCGATGTCAGGACTAGTATAGTCTATGGTGTCGAAGACGATGCCTATAAGACGTGTCAAGAAGCTTTGCCATTGACTATAGAGTTATATAAAAAAGGCAAATTCCATGACGGTCCATTACCTGTGATTCTTAAGAAAGTCACAGGAAGATGTGAAGCCGTAGAAGAAGACAACAAGATAGCTAACTATGCACATTAATTATACAATTAGTATAGCAATTCTGGCATTAGCCTTAGGGGGTTTCATAGGTCATAAGATTCCTGACTCGAATCTAAAGAAATATGATACTCCGAATTTTAATACGCAGTACAAACCCGGAGATATCTTTAAGACTTATATCCCCGATATGGATGTGATCTTTCATTTCGAACCTTCTGAAAAGATCAATGCTGCTGCAGGTACGAAATGGACGACGTATGCTTATACGGAATACTCCCAAAAAAGTCACTCAGGAGTCTGTGAGATTCACTTACCTTCCGGTAAGGCTATTTTTGGAGTCGTGAATGACCGGTCATCCAACGGTGAATTCTTTCAAGACAAATATTACGCTCAAGCGATAGCTCATGAGATGCTTCATTGTATCCAAGGCGATTTCCATGAAAACTAAGGAATAACATGTTCGTAGAAGACGAAGATAAAAAGATTATCAGACTAGCAAAACGTAAAGCATACGGAGAGTGTGACAAGCATCAAGGCCATTGGGACGGTAATACAGCTCTTATTTTACTACTCCCTCTTATAGCTGTTGCTTTCTTTGGACTAATAGGAACTTTAAATTATGGAGATTCTAGATTCCAAGAAGGTAGACGAGCCGAACGGGAAACCAATTACGCCGTAGGTTACCCGACTCAACCTAATGTGACAAAACTGGTCCTAGATTGTTACGATAAAAAGTCTGGTATGATTCATACAGAACTTAATCTAACTCCTGGAGTCATAGTAAGAATCAAACCTGACGAATCCTGTATGGTATCAATACAGTAGATAAAAGAAAAGCCCCTGAAAAGGGGCTCTCTTTTTATGTCTTCTTTCTTTTATAGTATCGGTATATCTCTTTACCTGCAAGATATACATACCAGACTATACCACAAAGACCGGCTATGTCAGTAATGACTGGGGCGGCTCTGATCCAAAACGAAGCCGTAGGTACAACGACGGCAGCGACAGAAATAGCGTGTTGATTCATAGGATGATGCGGCGACGCGATCATTTCGGAACATCCGGTAAAACATGAACCTCGACCGGAGTATCTTTGATGGCAACAGTAGGTGGGATAGTCTCAAGAGCGACTTTGATTTTACCATCAACGACCTTGACGTCTAGATTGGCTAGATAGAACATACTGGCAGTTATTAAAAACCCAGTAATGTCTTGAGCCATTTCGTTGTTTGCTAATCCATGAAAGACTAGCCAAGTCCCTAAAGCAGTACCGGCATGTCTGGCTTGTGCTAAGATCCAAGCCTTGAAGTAATCACTTTTGAGTGTCTTCGATAGAAGAAAGTTATATAGACTGTCCATGATTACTCCTTAAGCAAAAGATGCAAATTCGATGATGTTATTTATGATGTAAGTCGTCTGTTCTGTACTAGTCGTATCAGTCCCAGTCCTGGTTGGATTCGCATTCAAAGTCACAGTAAAACCTGAATTACTTATAGTAAATGTATTATCTAGGTTGATAACAGAACTGTTCTCAGACATCAGAGTCTTGCTCATAGCTGTAGTAATCGTACTATTGAATGCCCCTGCAAAGAATCCGACTTGACAGATATATTTAGCAGTCAACTGGGCATAACCTGGGGTTGTTCCTACTGCGGCGATATTAGTCCAAACTTCGAAGAGATACAAAGAATCATCTTGAGCCGTAAAAGAACAGACAGGTTGAGTCCCACCACCGTATGTCTGGGTTTTCTGGATTACGATAGGAGCTGCAGCGCCTTGACCCAAGAAGGCAGGATTAGGTAGATCCTGTGTCGGAGCTACAGGTTCTGCAAAGATCATATAGATATAAGGAACAAAAGAGTCAGTTGCTGTTCCTTGTTGGAAGTACAGGTACCCTAGATTTCCAGACGCGTCATCACCTAGACTACCAGAGATCATAGCGTCTGTATAACTATCAGTGAATAACCCTGAAGCTCCGTGACACTCTATGTTATTACCGTTGATATATACTTCGGCGTAGACGATATCCCCTGCTACATAATCAGGATAGTTGTCATCAGCGGCTCTGTAATGATGTTGGAGATCTTGAGGAGCCAGATAACCCAACGGTACTCCACCAACGATGGTCTGTCTTGGACCACCCCAGATCGATACGTCTCCGAAATTCTGATACAGGTACTCACAGTGAACCATCTTGCTGATGATAGCACCACTGACGTATGTCCCGGCAGCCAACGTGGCTTCATAGCTAGAGCCTGTATGACCGACTTGGAATGAGTATTTCATACCCATTCGGATATTCTTATAAGGGTAATTAACTACGTTATAGGTATTACCCCCCGGTCCTGCTACGATCTTTCCTCCGCTGACAATAGCCCCTGTAGCACCTGGACCTGTCGGAGCCAGTCCATGGCCTGAGGCCAAGATGATTGAACTAGTATTAGTCCCGTCAGGGATATCAGCGAAGTCTTGGTACATCGCTCCTTCTACGTTCGAAAGAACTTTATTCCACCAAGTATTCCGGTAGATGTACCACATATTAGCCCCAGAATTGAAAATCATCTGACCCTGTTTGGGTGTCGGAGAGAATGTCCAACCCGGAATACTGGCATCATATTCAGCTAAAAGACCTTGCTTACCAGACCATGCCCCTGTAGGTGTGTTACCTATCAGATATCTGTCTTTATCAGCCGGACTTCCTGGAGGGCTATTGCTGTAAGCCAATGCAGGTTCTGAGAAGCTGTCTTTGACTTGAGTCACTGTATTGACAGTGATTGTGACATCGTTATTAGGTTTCAAAACGATTTGACCGTTGTCATCGAAAGCCAAGACATTACCGGCTCTTTCAGCAGCACCAGGGAGATCGTCTGGGACTACACCTCCTGAGAGAGGGAACTTCAAAGAGTATTCAGACTCGGTCTCGATCTGTTGGATCTGCAGTTCAAGGACATCTAATGCTTGTTCTACTGCTTGAGGATAGAATGCCCCTTGATTGGAAATCGAGACGTCTTGAGTATAAGGAACAGCTCTTGTGATAGTGATATTCGTTCCTGAAGATATCGGAGACCCTGAGATAGGGTATGTCACGGTACCACCGATCCCCCACAGACCACCGGTTGGAACAGGATTCAGTACGACTGAATATTGACTAGGATCAAGAAGTGTCACAATTCCTGAAGAATCCGTCAGAGAAACTACAAGATCACTTGGTGAGTCTGCTACGAATGAGAAAGTAAAGGCAGTCGTACTTCCATTGCCTTGATATGTAACAGTGGTAGAAGTCGTTGAGATTGTCATTATTGTCCTTCTGTGACCCCTAAGAGTTTATCTTGGGCGTTCTTGAGTGATTTTCTTAAGATGTCATTGCTAGTCCCTAAGGCGTGTGCTGTGACATAACTCTGGGCATTAGTCTTTGAATTCTGAACCAGCATCTTTACAAAACGTTGCTGTTCTGAGACAGACATATCTGCGAATGTCGGTGATGATACCAAGTTAGTCAATCTGGCTTTAGCCATAGTACCAAACAACTGGATATATTCTTTTTGTTGCTGATCTGTCAGCTTAACACCATTGATAGTATTACTTGGAAATCTCTGGACATAACCGATCTTATCTAGAGCTGTATCTAACGGAGTCCTAGGCTCGTCATGGAAGAGATTACTGGCCGCAGGCTCTCCCCAAGCATTCAAACCATGTCTAGTACCCTGTGAAACAGGAGACTCGACGTTGACACCAAACATAGCAGCTAGGACAGGGAGATCTGAGACAGCCTTATCTGGTTGCTCGTAATAATAATTCATTATCGAAGACATCAAGATAGGTTCCATCCTGGCTCGAGCTTCATCACTAAGATTGAATGGACGTCCTACAGGATCAGCACCTACCATAGCGTCTGTAATAGCACCAGCTACGGGTGAGAGTTTACCTCTGATGTATTGCTTCAGGAGATCATCTCTGGTAGTAGGTTTATAGCCTTCACCGAGATCGATCTCTTTTCCATGTGCAGTAATCTCTTTACCTGTAATCATTCTTCCCAGGAAACGGATCCAGATTGCGTTACCCCCCGTGATGTCTAATTTTTCACCAGAAGGTGTCTTGATCTTAAGAAATTCTTGAGAGCTAGGATTAAAATCTACGGAATATCCCATCATATTAGCCAGATATAGAACAGCGCCGGTAGCCATAAGACTACCAGTCAATTGACGTACAGAAGCTTTTAGAGCAGTGTAATCACCAGTCTCAAGAGCATTCTTGTATAGCAGACCGTATTCAATCGGATTAAACATCTGGACAGTGGCTGCGATCTTGCGAGGAGCGAAGTACAGGGCATTCAATACGGGCTGGATATTACGGTACTCATCTAAGACACCTAGATTACTTCGACCCGTGAAGTTATTAACTACAGAGGCGATGTCTGCCAGAGACTGTGGATGGACGTTACCGTCTTCAGATACAGACTTAGCGGCATTGACAAGGTCTACGAAGCGATTGAATCTCGTGTAGTTCAAGAAGCCTGTGAAGGCTCTAGAAGAAGCACCTAAGACGTTGATAGGTAAACCGGTCTTATCAGCCACCCATGTATTCATCCTCTGAAGGACAGACGACTGGATCGCTTCTTCACGAAGATTCAACTGATCTGTGATATCTGTCAGTCCAAGTTTGGCTTGTTTAGCCATTTCATAATACGGATGAGAGACGATATAAGCCTGAAGATCATCGTAGTTCTTCTGGTCGTAGAAGTATTTGAATTGCTCCAGAGCAGCTTCCCAAGTCACCTTATGAGAAATCATACCCCACGCCTGGACACCGATAGCCGAGAAGTGGAGGATGCCTGTAGCTAACGTCTTAGGGATCGAGACGACATCCAAGAGATGTTGAAAGAACGTCTGTCCACCCGGCTTCATAGTCTCGATAAGATCCTGGAGATCAAGAACAGCACGACCATAAGCCATACGAATAATCGTCGTAGGATTATTAACGTCTCTTCTAGGGACATTCTGATTAAGAGTTTTCTTCCACTCGTCTTGAAGTTTCTTAGCTTCTTGAGCCTTGTCGAAGATCAACTTAGCCTGTTCAGGCTTTACATTGAAGCCTAACTTTTCAGCAGCCAGTGAATGTAAGAAAGCGTCTTGAGTACCAGGATTCAGAATCCTCTCATCAAGATTGTTGATCTTATCGATAGTACTCTGACGAACCTTAGGGTCCCAAGCACCTGAGACTTCCTTGACCCAGTTCATAAGCCCTTGCATATAATTAGGCATCAGAAGCTTACTCTCAAAGAGAGCGTTGACTTCTTTAGCTGTGTCATCACCAAGGATCTTGGCTATCTCAGCCAGTCTTTGAGCAGATTTCATCCCACCCAGACGGATCGGATTCAACTCACCGGAGTTTACAGCTGCTAAGAATTTAGCACTCTGGGCTTTTGGTAGACAAAAGGTCATTAATAATCACACTCGATTGATTTCAAGAATTCGCCAATCTGGGCATGGAGATCTACCATATTCTCACGGATCTTGTTTTGGATGTCTTCTATAGTTTTAGTAATTAGTTTCTGGCCTTTGTCTTTCCATAGATCTTGAATTTCTTGGATGATATTCAAAGGATCGATGTCTTCACGTAGATTTCTTAATAATCCTAAACGCTGACCCATAACAGATGCTTCTCTGCCTAGTCTGGTTTGAGACAGGCTCTGGATCAAATCGATGTCACCTTCTGCATAGGCTTTCTCTCTAAGAGCCATTAAGATCGCTTCTGGATGAATTCCAGTCGGTGGTTCTTTGTCGCCCATAGCTACTTCCATAGCAGCCTTTTCGTTACTCTCGAGATAATCAAAAGCCTTCTGGGCTTGATCTGCGTGGGTGATGCTGTGGTACAGTGGAGCGTCTTGGAATTTAGCATCGAAGCCTTTCTGTACGGCATCGATCATGATGTTCCTGTTAAGACCAGACTCTTTAAGAGTACCACCCTTGACGTCCTTTAATCCTCCTCTGTATTCTGGGAGGACTGAGACGATTTGGCTAGCAGCCGAAGGAATCGTTGCAGCAGGCTTGCTAGATTTAGATTCACTGACGGAATTGGTAGGCGCATTTCCAGTCTCCTCTGACGGTATTAGATCAGCAGCGTCCCTATAAGCAGCTATTACTTTAGGCTTGGCTTCTTCTAAGGCTATGGCTTTCTCAAAAGCCTGGGCTTGGATAAGATTCCTGAAAGCATGACCCTCAGGTGAATCTGACTCAAGAAGTTCTTGAGACCGTGTCTTAGCTTCAGCTACGTCAGGTATAAGGTCCCTGAGTTGTTCATCTAGGCTTTGTAATCTTTCTGGGATATCCTCTAAAGATTTCTGAAGCTTCTGTTGTTCTAGATAAGTACCTCTATCCGTTATCTCTTCTTTAGGTAATAATTTAGAAGTAATAGCATCTCTAGATAATCTAAGATTTTCTTGCTCGCTTTGAAGCCTGTCTAATTCTTTAAACAGATCAGGATCGATCTGGCGGGCTATCTCACCTTGATTGGGTACGAGTTTAGGCCCCATCCACTGTTCTAGGGTTTCAGGTCCTAGAAGCTCCCCAGAGGCTACAGCAGCAATCTTACGGGCTTCTATGTTCTCTGGTGTAGGTTTCTTAGTCTGGAAATAACCAGCCTCTCCTTCGCCTATAATGCCCTTAGAACGAGCTTCCTGAAGGGTCTGGATATGGTCAGGTACGCCTAGACCACCTTCTAGACCAGCTCCTGAGGCCAAGCCTTTAGCTAGTTCACCTAAAGCTCCAGCAGGGGCTGCTAAGACAGAGCCTACTAGATTAGCACCCTCAGGGTGTTGTGGGAATTGATCCTGGAATTCTTGTTTGACACCTTCGGCTTGTTTGGAGAGTTCTTCCCCGATCTGTCCTATGCCCTGAGAAAAAGATCCTCCTAAGGAGAATACAGGCTTCATCAAGCTATCAATCGCAGCGGCAGCCGGACGCATCACAGACGTATGGAATCCGTAGACTAATCCTTGATCAGATTTCTTCTGTTCTGCTTCCCATTTGATCTCAGATCCAAGAGCGGTTTGTTCTCCTTGGCCCCAAGAGTCTTTAGCTCCTTGTCCGAAGGCAGACAGAATCCTACCTAAAGGACTTTGCTGGAACCAATAGTCCGAACCAGGACCCTCGTATGGTCCTTTTTGGAACCAGAAGTTATGGGTATTTTGAACCCGATTGTTGTCGTATTTATTAAAGAACTCTTCCTCAGACATAGTAGGTTTGTACTTGTTGAAGAATTGATCTTCATCAAGATTCATACCTTGTTGAGGTTGAGTCTGAGTCTGAGATTGTTGGTTCTGGGGTTGATCAGCCATGATTAGTCAGTCGGTTTAGGAACAGCAGGGGCGAATCCGCCAAATCTGGAGTTGATGATCTGACGGGCTTGGTCTTTAGTAATCTTACCGTCTTGATAAGCCTGACCGACATCATCAGGGGATTTATAAGAAATCTGAGTCGCTCCAGGATTAGACACTGTAGAAGCATTCGAAGGAGACACGACAGACGTTCCACCGGGTTGTGACAGAGTAGCTAACGCACTTGAAGACATCGCCTTAGTGATTTCACCCTGACTAGGGGCTACTATACTTTTACCGACGTAGTCCTGACTCTCAGGGTTAAACATCGTCATAGGGTCTTTACCTTGCTTAAGCATGTCGTTTCTCTTCGCCTCGATCTGAGGAAGAGCAGCCATGAGATATTTATCGAACTTCGGTCCGAGTACGGCTGGGTTAATTCCGGGGAAGATACTACTTCCTGTGATCTTACCACGGGCCATATTTAGGAATAAAGACTCAGCTTTTCGGAAACCTTGACCCTGAGGTGTTCTCATGTCCTCCAGAATGGGTGCCAATGTACGGACACCAGTGCTTGAAATCGGAGCGTTATCACCACCGAAATAGTCTTGGAGCTGGGAGAGGTCAGTAACCTTACCATTCAAGGCGTCATCGAGATGATCGTAGAATCCGGTACCAAAGGTCTTTGAATGACCTTGGGCATTAGCAGACACAATCCGTTGAAGGGCGTTAGCTCCGAAAGAATCTAGAGACTGTAAACGGACCCAAGAAGCTTTAGTCTCTGGATCACCATAATCAAGAGCACTCATGCTAGTGATAGGATGATCTGGGTCCATGATCTTTTGAAGGAGTTGGTTCTTTAGAGAATGAATCTCACCTGCTTGGGCAGAACGGAATTCTGCGATTCTTGTCTTGACTCTATCGGCTGCCATGTCTTGTCCGATGGAATCAAAACCATTTTGAGCCGCCGTATCACGAGCCCTTTGAATTAATTCTGCTTCATGGTCACCTAAGTAATCGGCATAACTCTGAGTGATACGTCCTTGGAGGTTAACTACCCGACCTGCAGAAAGATTGGCTTGCTTACCAGAGAAAGAGTTCTGGACACCCTGTTCGATGACAGAGTCATTAAAAGCCTTCCTGTCCTCAGGAGATTTCTCAGCCGCAGTCATACCTCGTAGGAGTTGTTTCACTACGACAGGATTGTTCAGATCAGGGACTTGATCTACCCCGATACCGGAGAGCTTCGATACAGTAGCAGCCCAATCAGGGGCCTTGTTAGGCTCACCAGTCCAGGTCTGAGCGATCTGAAGCAACGTCTTACCCTTATAGAGATCTCCACGGAGATTAGTTGCTGCCAATGTAGCTCCATCTACTGGAGTCGTAGGATTGGCGAATGTACCATCTTTAGTCTTGACGTTACCTAGGTTCGTAGCATAAACTGGACCAGCCTCATTGTTATTAAAAGAGTTGTTATACTCTTGATGAGCCATACCTAGAAGATTCTCAGAGATATTTCTCGATTGCTCATTCCTATATGGTCCAGACAGTTTATTACTGATACGGGCATACGTAGCAGCAGACATATCGTCTTTATGAGCCTGAAGAAAGTCTACTGCCTTGGCTACATTAGGGTTAGTCGGATCAGTCGCAATGATAGTAGCGGCGTTGTCATACATCTGACCTACGTGTTCTTGTAGGTAGTTGTCATAGACAGCTTGGGCAGTCTTACCTTGATCAGTACTCGTATCGAATTTAAGCTTACCTGTAGACTTATCAGTCGTAGCCGGAATAGTCTGATACAGCCCATACTTAGGAGCTGTGAACATCGTATTCGTCTGGAAAATGATGTTTGCTTTAGCATCAGCTAACTGAGCCGGGTTATTAGCAATCTCAGGCTTTGCGGCAGAATCTACTGAAAGCTTAGTCATCGCCTCATTGCCTTGACGATAAGCCTTCTTCTGTTCCGTAGCAGCATAGGCATTCATGTCCTGGATAGTGAAGGACATCCTGCGGGTCGCTAATGTATCATAAGCCCTTTGAGCGGCAGGATTACCGAGAGATTGACGGATCTTATCGCTTACGTCTAGATAGTCTTGGATGGCTTTAGGACGGGCATTTACTGCATCCAGTCCTTCCATAGACTTATACTTGTTATAGACTTCACCACCATCGACTGCGAGTTGCATCTCTGCCATATTAGCGGCATGTTCATTAGCCAATCCTTGAGATTGGATGGCATAATCGATTGCCTGATTACCGGCATTCTCAAGAGTCTTACCTAGACCTTGATTAGCCTGTCCGACTTGGGCACCGAAATCATTAGGATTAGCCCGGACATTCAGATAGTCATTAGGGGCTCCAGAAGTCGGGGCGACTGAATTATTAGGGTCGTAATTATCTTGTGGACGAGGACCAGCCATTAAGCGGAGAACCCACCTTGAAGTTGATACTTAGCGAAGTTACTCGCCCCTGTTCCAGCAGCACCTAAGAAGGTACTGGCAGCATTGGTATAACCAGCCGTGAGATCGTTACTGGCTTCAGTCGTATCAAGCCCGGCTTGACTCTTAAATGAAGACTCTTGTGTCTGATACCCATAGGCTTCTTTAGTAGCATTACTACGAACCGTCAGGGCATCTAATTCACCGAGTTCAGCAGCGGACGACCGGACATCAAGGGCAGAACCTGAATTCACATCAATCCCAGCAGCGGCTTGATTGGCTCTTATGGCTCCGACTTCTGCCCGAGTCTTTCTCTCTTGCATAGCGGCTTGTTCCATACCAGCCTGTGAAGCCAGTTCAGAATTTCTCTTAGCCTGTTCGGCATTGACGTTGGCTACGGCAGCATTATACTTAGCAGAAGCAGCAGAAGCCTGACCTGCTTGTAAAGCCCCAAGAGTACCAGTAACACCACCTAAGGCAGTAAGCCCTAGAGAGGCATACCCAAGCCATGCCGGAGTAGTCGCAGCAGCAGCGGCAGCCGTAGAACCAGCTACAGCGGCAGTAGTAGCAGCGGTTGCACTAGCAGCAGTGGCTGTTGCAGCAGTGGCTGCCGTAGCAGAAGCGACAAGAGGAGCAATAAAGGCCATTACGAGACCATACGGAATCTACGGAAACTAGTCCCGTTTATATCAATCGGATCCGATAACTCGAACCCTGCAATTCTGAGCATTTCGACTGCTCCTTCATAGTCCGAATGGACATAATTTTCTAAGACTGGAAACAAGGATTTCATTCCTTTTAATTCTTTAATATAAATCTTTGCAAAGGTTACTGGATGGATTTTATCACAAACAGTGCCTGTTATTAAATAAGGCTGACCTACGACACCTAAGGGAGTCCCTGAAATGCCCCACATCGCGGCCACAGAGCCGTCTACAACGGCAGTCCTACGAAGGACGGAGTGACGGTAGGCATAAAATAAAGCCTTGTGTGGGACCAGCCCAAGGGCTCTGGCTTCGATCTGATCTTTCTCTCTAATAGACTTAGCTAATTTTCTAGCATGGGCCATAGTAGACGGAACGACCTCTATCATTGATCGTCGCCTACATCATAATACGCCACTAAAGCTAGAACATTAGCCGGAAGAGGGTATACTTGTTGGACAGCTATCTGTCCTTGAGGACGCCAAGACGAATTTATGTTGATGTAATAATCACCAGTAAATAACGGTACAGCAGTACCGGCGTTAACCTGGTTAGTTCTTTCTTTGATCTCAGTCATGTCTCCCCAAGGAACAGTCTGGAAGTTCGGCTGAGTACTAGAATCTACCTGATCTGCCCCTATCTGGAGCCCTCTGGTGGCTTCAGCCCGGACACCTACAGAAGAGATGTGTTTCCTTCTGTTCTGGATTGTCCCTCCTGGGATAGGGGTGTCTAGATACATCGTCTGAACCTGACAAACATAAGGTAATCCGACAACGATTTTACTGGCTTGGTAGGGTAAGGTGACAGATCCGTTACTGACGACTTTATTCTCGATCACTGAGCCGTCGGCTAATATAGCTACAGACAAACCCTCGAGATGGTTTAACCCTGAGACGGTATTCGTTAGTCCAGCTAATGACCACGTTCCTGACGGAGCCGGTACAGGTGTATGATTCGGATCATTAGGGACTGTAGTGGTTAATTCTTGAATCACCATACCACTCAAGACAGTGCTTGAATTATAGGATACCTGGATCTTGCCTCCGTTTGTACGAAGTATGTTTCCATTATTAGCGTTAGTAAACACAGAAGACGAAGCAGTACAGGTCACGGATTGACCGACCTTGTATCCTCCTGTTACGGATAGAATCGCGTCCGGAAAAGTCTCGATAGAAGACAGACCAGAATCGACACAGAAAGAGTCTTCTACGTCATCCCAAATCCTGTCATCCATCCTCTCAGAATAATACCTCCAAGCCCCTCGGACATACCTCTGAGTAATGACATATACGGCATCGACAGGTGGTTCAGTGACAGAACAGACACCTACGAATAATCCGTTAGTATCATGCCTAGACCAGGCATAGACGTCCTGTTCTTTCAGGTACGTCAGACTCAGAAGAGTCCCATCGTTCCGAACTACCCAAACAAGTTTGTATGGTTCTTCAGCCCAAGCGGCTTGAATGACTTGAAAATCTGTAAATAAATGAGACGAAAGGACAGTTAGATCCGTTCCGGTATAGATATTAGTAAAGAAGTTATAACTCAGATCTCTCCAAATCGAACCCTTCGCTTGGACGTACAAGATATCATAGTTTACTGTGATAGGCGGAACAAGACCATTACAGCCGTTATAAGCCTGAGGAGTAGCGGTCTGATTACTAGGAGTAATGGCTGCACTTTGACCGCCATTGACTTGCCATGCCCCTTTACCTGTCAAGATGACTAATCCACCCGGCATAGGAACCATGAATTGGATTCCGTTGACTTGTTGAGCCCAAGGAGTTCCTGTAATGGCGTCTCCGTCGGTTACGGGGATACTGGAGTCCATATTCGAGAATAATCCCGGTTGAGACATCCAATACGTATCTGGATTATTCAAACTACTGGCATAGACACGTCTCTGTTGAAAGTACGCCGCAGTACTAGGATACGTCCTTGAAGACGGTGATACCGTGAGTGTCCCTGTGGCTCCTGATCCTGCCGTTCCCCCACCTGAGAGCGTAGCCCCCGAAGCTGTACAAGGAGCTGTACCAGAATTTAAGGTGTAAGCATTTCCTGCTGCACCAGAGGTTTTATATGTGACATAAAGATGGGTGGCATCGCTAGTATAAGTAGCGACTGATAGACTTAGAAGATTACTGGCATTCAGTGTATTAGCTAAAGTTTGAAGAGTCAAAGCCAGTGTACTCTCTAGATGAGTATAGACATACCCAGCGGTCGTCGGGAATGTCACACTAGAACTAAAATTCAACTGAATTCCATTGAACTTGACGACATTCGTGTCTGCCGGATTGGCAGAGAAAGCGAAGCTTCCTTTAGCTCTTCCACCCCCTGAGTCGGTGAATGTAATCGTATCTGATGAAGAATAACCAGTTCCTTCGTTGTAGATCAAGAAACCTACGATATTACCATTCTCGACTACAGGCGTTCCTGAGAAGTCAACCCCGGTAGATGTCGTAATCGAATACCCTACAGTACTCTGATCGTAATTCCCATTCTGGGAACCACCAATCGTGACTTCTGTGATACGGCTACGACCGAACGGATCGGTATGTTGTGGAGGTACTTTAGTGAAATCCGGAGTGATGTTTGTATCAGTAAATCCTGGTCCTAAGGCAGTTCCGACGAAACCATACAAACTAGAGACTGGAACACTTGATGTATAACTCGGAGTCGCTGCATAGACGTTATAGCTTGTAGCACCATCGACTGCTGTCCAGCTAAGTGTATTAGAACCAGCTATGAGTGCGATGTCGACGTTCTGGACATTGACAGGCAACGAAGAAACAGATTCTTCCCCTGTCCCGTCATTAACGGCTGTTACGACATAACTATACCAAGTCGTAACTACATCGGAAGACTGAGCAGTAGCAGTAAGATTTGTCGGGGCTGATATCGTAGCTGCAAATGAATCTTCTGTGAAAGTCCAATTCGTATTACCGTGTCTGGTAAGTGAATAAGGAGGATACTCTGTTTCAGTGTCTGTATTGACACAAGTCAGAGTCATGACATCGGCTGATTGGGTGTATTTAAGATAAGGTAGATCTACGGCTGCATAAGGAGAAACTACTGTATAAAGTCTAGCGACATAACCAGAAGACGGTGTCGCAGAAGATACGGGATTCCCGAAAAGATCAGTAACTGTGAAGGAGTTAGCATCAGGAATTGTATTGATTATCCAAGACAAACCAGAGAAGCCTGGATTTCCTGTATCATACAGCCAATCACCGACAGAATACCCATGAGAAAATACAGAGAAGACACCAGAAGAATCCACACTGACTGCTTTCTGTGCCTCAACGACATACGCACCATTGGACTTGATACGCATGTAATGCTCACCAAATTCAAGAGCAAAGCCTTGATTCAATGAGAACTGAAACGGGATGTCTCTAGGAGGAACGGGATATTGTTGTTTACATGTCCCGACATAAGCCAATCCTGCCCTAGAAGATACTCCTCCCCTGTAATTAGCAAAGAAATTCCTGCAAGTGCTAGTCCCGTGAGTATACTTCTCTAGGTCTACCCTTCCGAATAAAGACGGAGAGAGTTCACCAGCATTAAGACTGTTCTGGATAGAGGTACTAGAAATACCCACTAGTTAAGCAACCTTACGTTCACTAGGACGTTTACCTAAAGCTCTCTGACGCATCTTTTCAATTGTTTCAGGTTTATGTTTCTTACCAAGCCAGCGAGTATTCCCCTTAAGAGCTTGAGACATTTTACGTTTTTGTTCTTCTGAGTGTGGACGTCCCTTACAAGCTAAAGAAATCTTTTTCTTAGCTTCATCTGATAACTTAATACCTAGTGTATTTCCAGCTACAGTCGCAATATTATATTCTGGTTTATAAAAATCTAGATACTGTTGTTCATACATAATCAAATCTTCAGGTCTGCAAACTAATAATAATTCAAATTTTAGTTCGCCTGAATATTTATTCCAAGCATTTTGTAATGCTTTATTTTTGTGAGTTCCTCTAGATAATTCTCGTCTGTGGTCTCTCCAACGAATATATACATTCTTGGAAGAACCTATATACTGGTTACCTGATGGGGCCGTGATGCTATAAACACCACAATTATAAATCTCAGTCCCCATATACCCCCGAATCACCATATCCAGGCCATACCATGTTATAACCTTGGTTATACCCACCGAGCCAACCGTTACCCCAACCTTGCCCACAGTTTCGGGCTTGAATCCAATCAGGGACATGATCCATGGTTGTGACACCTTCGTTTCCGTCTCTGGCACGAGCCTGTGAGATAGCCATCTCGGCTTGTTTGACACAACGATCAAGAAGTGGAAGATCTAAACTAAGAGCCGGTACGAGATATGCACCAAGAGAAGCCACCATTGCTTCTTGGAAAAGACTGTCCCAAGACTGAGGATTAGCTAGATTTAATGTATAGATCGCTTGGGCCTGAGATTGATTACAAAGGATAGCTAAGACAGGAGTATTAGTCGGTCCAGAAATCGTCTGGACTTTATAAGGAATCTGGCCTCCTGTCGGAAGCCAAGTTCCGGCTGAGTTATTAACAGTAGTCTGTGGAGTACTAGCACCTGTATTAGCAGGATAACTAGGAACGATATACCTGATGTCTAGTGAATCACTAGGATAGGCATAAGCGTATAACCACGGAGTAGGTGGTAGTGGAAGAGTAGTTCCGTCTGGGTTCTCTGGGGTTCCCTGTGCCGCTTGTATCAAGGACAAGGTCGCTTGTTTACCAAGACAGTTCCAATGGGCTGTTCTAGCGAGTTGTTCAAATGTCGGCTGAAACAGGGTAGTACAGGCATCCGCTTCAACAGATCCATCACTTGGAGAGACAGACGAGACCTGTGCTCTGGCACCTACAGCTAGAAGTGCCCGATTACAGACCGAAAGAATACTACCAGTAGCCATGATTATTTCTTATACAGTTTAGAGGTTGGACTTTCTTTATTCTCTTTGTCTTCGTCCTCGGCAGCAATATAAGCCAATACGAGTTCGACACGCTTATGACTGCCGTTTTCTGAGTCATAACTGGAAACTGAAGTCACCTTAGCCAGAGAATGGAGATGAAGCATATCACCTATGGAAAGATCGTCATCCGCTAGATTAAGTTTCTCCAGTTCGTCCTGACAGAGTGAGATACAGAGACCATACGGGTATTGAGGAGGAGAAGGTTTTGAATACTCCTCCTTCTCGTTTTCCGTCATCTCCATACTCACCATCGCTGGGAGTTTATCGACCATTATTGATTTTCCATTAAGTAAAGAATTGCACTTTTCATAGATTCTATATTATCCTTAAAATTGCCAAGACCTAAATTGCAATTACCACATAATAAACCCCTAATTCGACCAGTTTTATGACAATGATCTACTCTATCAGAGGTAATATTATTAGAATTATCGAAAGGTGTATTACAGATTTTACAACGATATTTTTGAGACTCGAGCATTTTATTATGAGCTTCAACAGATAAGTTATATTGAAGTTTTAGACGGCTCTTTTTAGTCTGTGCTTTAAATTTAGACTTAAACTCTAGGTCGTTATGATATTTGTATTTTCTTTCGGAATTCACACAATTCTTACATGCAGCCGCCCGACCTGTAGTAGTATTGATCGCAGTAACAAAATCTTCTAGAGGTTTCCACTCTTTACATTTTGTACATTGTTTATTACCATCTACAAGAATTAATCTAGGCGGCATTTACTCAACCGAAGATCCTGTAGTTATAAACAGACGTATCACCGGCAGTACCAGCAACGGTAAAGCCTGTACCGGCAGTAATGGCTGTTACATTAGGAGCATTAGGAGACGGGGTTCCACCGATAGTCTTCAGGGTGAAGATGATCGTAGAATTAGCCGTGACATTAGTATTAGCTACTACGACACCTGTAGCACCATTCAAGGTAACAGTACCATGAAAAGTAGACATCAGATCATTAATAGGTGATACCTGACCTGTAGTAGTATTAATCGGGGTTCTTACGATCTGACCCCTGCTGATAACTGTATCAACCATTATTCATTTCCTTTTTCTGATTCTGCTACTTCGTGATGACGGGCATGCATATCCTTGAGATCTTTTTCATGACGATCATGCATTGCTTTTTGTTCTTCTTGATGGCGTTTGTGCATACTGACACGTTCTTTTTCGTGGATATCGACAGGCATGCCATCACCAGCGCCTTCTACATCGTTACCTTCAGTACCCATATCTTCGGCATCTGCCTTAGAAGGCTTCTTGATACCGGGTTTACCCTTGTCATCCTTTTCGATCTTAGGAGACTTGGCATACATTTTATCACTCTTTGACATTATGCGTCCTTTCCGTATAATTTAGAACGCACTTCTTTCGCAGAACGGTTCTTCTTACTGTCTTTGTTAGTAAGCTCCTCGACCTTTTTATCAGCCTCGGCAGCCTTGATTATTTTCTTAGCCATTATTTTACCATCCAATAAATTAATCGAGGGCATTAATTAAGCAGAGATAGCCAAGGAATCCTTCTTAGGGCGTCCACGACTACGCTTGATACTACCAGTCTCAGGGATCTGTTCCGCAGCGACACGCTCTACAGCGGCTTCATCACGAGAACGACCCATCAGATTCATATCAGAACGCTGGATAGCAGTAGCAAGAGCTAGACCACCATCTAATGAACGAGGACGACCTGCATAGGCTTTACCAGCCTTTAGGGCCGCTTCACGGCCTAGATTATCAAGACGTTCTAGATAGGATACGAGTTTCTGACGAGCCGAATCATTCAGAGGTTCTAGTTCCTCATTAGGTTCGCCTTCGAAATAGATTTCTTCACCTTCTGGATACAGATGATCATCAGGACCGAAGAAACCATTAGGATTAAGGACTCTCCAAGCAGGACGAGTCGGATCAATTAGTGACATATTCTTTCTTTCTTATCTGAAGGGGTGGCCTTTCGACCACCCCGACAGGATTAAACAACTACGAAGTTGTTGTTGTACTGACCGAGTAGCAGAGTGCTAGGCGGATTCAGGATTAGACCAGCGACGAAAGTCAGGTCCACGGTACCAGTCACGGTATAGACTACCCGATAGAAGCGAGGAAGCGCCTCTGAAGGGAAGTTAAACAGAGTCGGTGG